TTTCCATGCCTTTGTACCAATCCGTCATGACCTTGGTAATGGCTTGGATCATCTTCACATTGGGCGCTGGCTTGCCTTCGGCATCCTTCTCACCCAGTGCCGCGTTCAGTTGCTCTAACTTGACGTTCAACCCAGACTCTTGAAGTCCGTTTACGAAGTGTGGCATGATCTGAGCGTAATAGTCCTTCTCATTCACTTCTTTCAGGTGACCAAGGAAGTTTCCTACGACTTTACCATAGGCATCTTCTTTGCCCTGGGCCTTCATGTCTTCGTATACGTTCTTTGATAGTTGTGGGTCTCCTGCGTACAGAAGTTCGTCTGAGCCCTTTACAGCCTCCATGGCTTCTTGGCTCTTTTGATAGCCTTCTTCGCCACCAATAGCTTCAATGAACGCCTTGGCTGCTTTCATTTCCTCGACACCCTTGGGGAACACTGTTTTAGCAGCGCTCCACCGCTCATACGCACCATGCAGTTCTTTCACTACATTTGCGTTGGCGGGTGAGGCGTCACGCAGACCCTTTAGGGCCTTGCGTACGTTCTGCGGTGTAGCCTCGGTGTCAATTGCTTTATCGGACTCAGCCTTTACTGCGGCTGACTTGAATGCTGTTTGCTCTTCTGCGGACTTCTCTGTGCCATCCGCATTGTGGGTTTCTGTTTCGGTACCTGCAGCGGGAGTCTCAACTTCCGTTGTCTGAGTTTCGGTGCCTTCAACGGGAGTCTCAACTTCCGTTGCCTGAGTTTCTACTTCTGCTGCCGCTGAGTCTAGGCTAGCGAAGTCGATCATTGCTTCTGACATTTTTGAGTCCTTCTAGTTCTGAGTTTTCTGAGTCTGATATTTCTCGATGTAGTCTGCTGCTTTACGGAGCAATTCTGGACTGTCTTTTAGATACCCTATAGCTCTGTTGCATGAACCACAAAGTAAACCTCTAGGATTCGGAGGCTCTACATGCTCATGATCAGCGGAAAGTTTTCTATCCACTTCTTCCTTGTCACATATAGCACACAACCCGTGTTGTTCTTCAAACTTTACATCGTAGGATTCCTGAGTCCAACCCGCTGCTACTAACCTACGAGCATGTGTTACAAGTATAACTTTTTCTGAGTTTTCTTTGTACCAATCTGCTGATTTCTTTTTCTGCTCTGCTTTGTGTGTGCGACGGTATTCTGCTTGTGCAGCCCGTGCAACTTCTGTGTTTCGATAGCACTGCATGCACAGTCCGTGACCGTAATGTTTACGCTCTGGGTGACATACACAGTCTTGTTTATATCCTCTTGCCATTTTATCTCCTATCAAGATCGAGAGGGAGGTGTGATAGGCACCTCCCAACTCTAACCCAAAGCCGCTAAGCCTTGAGATGTCTTACTTCTGCGGTTGCTCTAAGGCGTGGGGTATAGCCTTTTTAGCCACAGCGTCGTTCAGTTGTGTAGCTGAGTGTTGAGTGAACATATCAGGAGTAGCATTGATTTGGGCCTTTGCTAAAGCCTGCACTGCCACAGGAGGTGGCATTTTGCTCACATCTATGCTTATTGACTCAGAAGGTGGTTTATTCTGAGGAAGTTGGTTCGCCGCAGCAATTTTCTTAGCCATAGCGACGTGCTCGGTCCAGTGAAGCTTCAAGTTGGCAAAACATGCCTGTTGATCTGGAGCTCCAAATCTCAGCTTCTGCCCTTCAATCGAGTTCATTTTTTCAAAGCATTCCGACGCCTCTACGGCGTGATTTTCGCTTTCGTCTTGTGCTACCTGAACACTGCTGACTTGAGGCGGTACTGATTGCATCGCCTGTTTCAACTGCTCAACCATAGACCCTGCCTGTGGAGGAATCATTTGTCCTGTAGCCTGTGCGTTCTGCATACCTTCATTAGCCTGATCCAACGCATCCTTCATTTTAAGGAACGCTGGGTTGTCTTGTGGAGGTTGCCGCAACAGCATCTCGAATTCATTCTGCTGTTTTGTAACTGACGAAGCCCCTGGCACCTTGTAGTTCTTCATGCGCAGTGCGCTTGCAGTCTCAGCCAAATTGGATGGACTGAATACCCATTGTGCAAAAGGTGTGGCTGGGGCAGTAATGGCCTTGTCGATCATACCTACTATCTTCACTGCTTTTTGTTCTTCAGTTTCTGGGATAGATGGGTTGCTTTCTGCGTAGCATAGAACATTACCACCAAGTAGATTGGCAGTATTGACTCTTATGTTTCCGTGTCCAGGGACATTCTGCGATAATTCTTTACCATCACGGCACTCTGCAGCGCATTTCACGGCCTGCCCTGCAGCGAGTGCGAATAAGTCCTGAATGTTATTCCATGGACAGCCCACACGCTGTAACGCTTGATCGCGCTGAATGACTGCGTTGCCTACTGTGTTCTCACCTGTAGCGTTGCCGAACAGGGAAGGCAGTGCACCCGAGATTTCCTCGGATAGAGTCGTGATAAACCATTTTATAAAGTCAGGCAGCGCAGGTTGATGCTGCGGAGTCGGCTCTACCATCATGTACTGTTCCATTGTTGTAAGCCCAGGTTGAGGCTGGAACGGCCCTATGCTTCCGGGCATATTGGGCTCACTTTTGATCTTATCCATGTCGAACGCTTCGGCGTTCATCCACTTCTTAGGGATGGTGCGCTTGAAGAAATCATCCAGAAGATCAACCCAATCGTTGATGCGCTTCTGAACTGAGATTAGGGCTGTGCCCATCGCTCTGCGGTTCTGACCTTTGCCTGCTGTCGGGTGTCCGATGGCGATGTGGTCATCCATCTTCTCGTTGCGAGAAAAAGCATACTCTTGTCCTGCGCGAGCCAGTAGCACTCCGTCTGGGAATGCCTCTAGCAACTCTGCTTTGACTTCATCGCTAACGGCTTGGTCAAGGAACATTGAAGGTCGCATCCATGTGAACTTCACAGTGGTATGGCGACTCAATGAGTCTCCTGTCACGTACGCACCGAGTACTGCTTGGCGTACGTTTTCTCTAGCTATGCGATCAAGTTGTGTTGACGATTGTCCGTCAGTGCCGGGATTGATCTTGCTGGCAATCCACGGGAACATGCCGCGAACTAAAGCTACATCATAGTCCAGCATCAACTGTACGAATGTCATTTCGGATACGTTATCAACGGAGATGGGAACCTTATGGTCCAGTTTCCCGTGAGCCGTGGTAACTTCCATGCCAAGAGGTTTCTTAGAGTTGTTTCCGACACCTGCTGAATTCAGCAGACCGTCGATGTCTCCTCCACTTTCGGACTCAGATTCAGTGACTTGTAAAAAATCCTCTTGTCCTTCTTGTCCAGTGGGGGTTCTATCGGGAGGGTTAAGTTCGTCCTCGGGTACAGTGGGAGTTCCTTGGTTTTCCTCGAATCCATACTTCTGACCGTCGAGGTTGTAACGTGTCCACAAAAGGGCGCGATCTTCATTCCAGAAAATTCTAGCGCACTGAACTAAAAGTTCATGAAGGTTGTTGTTCCGTGCCCAGATGTCTTTGAAACGGTCAGCCTCTTCGGCTGCAATCTTATCTGGTCCCCACTCAGGGTTGCATGGGACAAACTCTACCTTTGGCACTTCGCGTGACAGCGCAGAGACGATTATGTCTCCCTTAGGGCCGTACACGTTCGTGTCATAAATACTGTTGTGGTTTCGTTCGTTGGCTTTCTTTCCCTGTCCACCACCGGGGAGTTCCCAGCCTCCGCGTTTTCCACGCAGCAAGTGCTGGTATCCTCTCTCGAAGTGTAGCGCTTCCCATGCCTGCTCAACTTCAAGCCTTCTGGCGGCTACATCGGCTTTTGTGCAGATGTCATCAAGGGTAATCAACGTGCCACGTGCCTTATCGCTTAACTCCGCAAAGGGTTCTGGGCTGTAAGGAAAACTCGCATAAACCCCTAGAGGGCTGTCATTAGGAGACTCTGGTTGGTCGCCTTGCTTGTTAGAGCCTTCAGCCTCTACTCCTGTTGCTTCTGACACTACGTCTGGCATTGTTTATCTCCCGCCTGTAATCCATTGTCTTTGCTCCCTTGCTTGAATTACAGGGACCACAGAGAGGTTGGATATTGCTAATATCGCTGGTTCCACCTTTGGAAACAGGAACCACATGGTCTGGTGTCAATTTCTTTTTCTTACCGCAGCACAAACATTTATTGTGATACTTGTCACAAAGTGCAACCCATTGCTCATAAGTATAGGCACCGCCTGATTTGGCTTTAGCTGTGCGTCTTTTCTGAAGGATAGCAGAAACCTTTTCTGGGTTTTCTCTTTTCCATCTAGCAAGATTTTCTTTAACCAATTCAGTATTATCTGCCCTAAACTTTGCGCTGTACGCTAAAGCTGCTTCTCGGTTATTCTCGTAGTATGCCTTGCGGTTAGCCTTTACTTTGTCTGGGTTTTTCTTAGCCCACTTTGTATAAGAAGCACGAGACTTATTCCTATTTATTTTCTTCCACTCTCTACTTTGCAAAAGACTTTTTTCTTTATTAGCTATGTAGTATGCGTGGCGCTCTTCTTTTGTCTTGTATGGCATTGTGTCCCTCCAAGGACGACTCAAGGAGGGTGTTGGAGCACCCTCCGAGTCTAGCCCACGCTGATCAAGGCGTGAGATGCTTCTAATGTTTCATGGCCGCAAATCCGGCAGCGGATGCCTTCATTCTCTTAACGTGTTCGCTGTCACCAGCTTTTGGTTCCTTCTGGGATGCGCTTAACTTCTGTCCTTCGGGAACTCCTAGTGCGCGATGGAGTCCGCCCTTGTTCACATTGAAGGAGCCGTGTGAACCTAAGTCCACTTTGTGACTCTTGTGCCCGATTGCCATTTAGTAAACTCCCTTGCCATTGTTCTTGTGCTGTCCCGTAGCAGAGGAATTGCTTCCCTTGCGAATTCCCATAGTCACTCGCTTGAACGAGGTAGGATTCTGATCCTTCGCAGACAATGGAGGTTGCTGCGGTGATGCGTCCAACCTGGTTCTTCGTCCAATTCCTACGCTCATATTACTTCCCTTTGGCGCACGGTGCGCCCATGACTTCTGCCATGTAATCTTGTTTCCCTGTGTTCTTTGTGTTCTTAGATGGTTCAGGCAACTTTGACTTTGGTCTTTTTCCAAGCCCTATCATGCTGCCCTCATGCTTCCTTTTACTAGTTGCCCACCAGAATCAATCCTAGGCTTCTTCTTACGTGGCGCTGGCGTAGGGGCTTCCCCTTGTAGCCACGACGGTAACGGAGTAGAGTTCATCGAAGCAGTCTCCGCAGGTACTGCTGGTTTCTTCTTTGGAGCACCAATGCCAATCATAAGTTCTTCTCCCAGAATTTGCAATACGCGACCGCATGTACTTTCACATCGCCATTTTCAAGACGTGGCAACTTCGACAATTCCTTCATCTTCGGCCCATTACACCCGTTCTCTGCTTTCACAAAGTGCTCGCAGTTGAAGCAATGCTCCGAACTGCCGGGGTGATGCGACTGGTACCCAGTCTTAGGTTCCTTCAGGATTGAAAATGCAAACTTACCCATTTTTCTTCCTCCCAAAACCTGGGGCCTTTTTCTTCTTCTCTGGCAGAGTTTTAAAATCGGTGGCGCTAGACCACTCAGCCAGCTTGCTCTTCCCGCCTACCTTCTCGGGATGAGCGTACAAAAATCTTTGTTGCGCCTTTGACTCGAACGGCATGCTAACTCCTTAGACTAAGTTTGGCATGGCAAAGCCATCAGATTCTGACGGTGCGCCTTGCTGTCCTTGATCTTTGTGGTTGAAGCCAATCTTCTCTTCGTTGCCTTCTTTGCCAGCAGGTGGAACACCAGCAAGATCGCTCGCTTCTTTGTGCGCGTCCGCTGCGTTCTCGTGTACGTTCGTGTGCATGTGACCATCTTTGTGATGACTCGTCACAGTGTGGCGTCCAGACTTCTCGTCGTGATGAACAACAACCTTGTGGGCAGGGCCGTGCTCTGCGACCACGGGGTGCTGCTCACCTTCATGCTCTTCTTTTCCGTTCTCTTCGTTCATCTCTCCGTTATGCTCGTCGCCCTCGTTCGCTTCGACGCCCTCATGCGCACCTTCGTGTTCACCAGCTTCAAACTCTGGGGATTCAGACGCTTCATGCTCAGGTGACTCTTTTGGTCCACCTTCGGAATGCATGCCATCAGGGGTGTGATCCTGATCATGCTTACGGCCAGCGAAGATACTGCCAAACTTTTTACCACTTTTAGATGTGTACATTTTGCTCCTCTTCGGCGTGGCCGATTTATAGAACTTTCTTCAACCGTTCAATGACGGCTGCTTTGGTTTTCTCAACGTAATCTTTGCACTCGCACATTGAGGGTGGTACCCAACCTTTGCGCTCCGATAGTGAAGGCTCATGGTCGTACTGGCAACTGATCTTATACCCGTTTTCCACAACGCAGATTGCGACGTGGCATAATTCGCCAAGTTTCTCTTCTTTGTCTTCTGCCATGCTTACACCTTGGCGGCGGTTGCCGCTTCCTCTGCTAATTCGGCTTCAATGCGTGCGTCGTGCTCTTCTTGCTCTGCTTGCCACGCAGTTTTCACCTTGGGTGATGTGAAGCTGGCGAAGCTGGGCTTCTCTGCACGTTTTCTCGTGGGGTCAATACCTACACGGGCATTAATGTTTTGCTCGTACATTCCGACCTTGGCTTGCAACAGTGCTTTCTCTGCACGGAGGTCCGCAATAACTTCATTCATATCCTGACGCAACTGTTGGTTCTCCATTTGCAAACGAAGAATCTCAGTCTGCATTACTTCTGCAAGGCGTGAGCCAAGCAAATCGCGTAGGAACTGACGTATGCTTTTACCTGTCATTCTGAGTCCTCCATTTTAATAAGCCTTCCCATAGAGTCCCTTTTACGATGCTTCACAAGCTCTTTTCTTAACAGAACCGTACTAGGGGCTTGTTTGGCTCCTAGATGTCCTTTTCGATTGGCTTCTATTTGTTCTAGGGTTGCTTTCTTACCTTTGTTCCACGCGGTTCTACCTTTTCCCCGCTCACTCATTTTTCTTCGTGATGCTTCTGAGTGTTTAAACCCCAAATGCATAGGCGGCATATTTTTAAGTCTTTGCCTACCTTTTTCTCGTGTTCTTTCGGACACTATACGGGAAGACATCGCTTTACTTATTCTATCCCGAGCATCTTTTGACATGTTTCTGGTGCCTTCTCCACCATCAGTGAAGTTCCTAAGGCATCCCAATCCTAAATCTTTGCGCCCGTAATACCATATCAGGGCTATTTCGTTTTCAATTGCTTCGTCTTCGTCCTTGGCTATGTAGAAAATAATTCTTCCTAAAGGTGGTGCAACTCCAATCCTGTGCCGAGCATATGCTCTATCCTTTTTTCCTTTTCCAACATAGTAAGGTGTTCCATCTTCTCGCAGCCACATATATGTATAGAACATTTTGTCTCCTATCAAGATCGAGCGGGAGGTGTGATAGGCACCTCCCAACTCTAACGCTGGGTAATTAGTCCAACGATGTCTTATTGATTTTCATACTTGGATTGCCAAACTGGTTGCTCAGTTTGTTTAAACGAAGACGTGTGACTCTCTGCTTCTGCATCCAACTTCATGCGAAGGAAGTGGGCAGCTAGTGGGTCAGTCTTTTTCAACATTGCGACTCGTTCTGCTTCGATCTGTGCTTCAGGTTTCTTCTTTGCTCCAAGGTGTCCGTACAGTCCATATCGGAAGCCATCGTAACAATCATCGCCTTTGGCATCGACCTTCAGCACATCGTCCATCACTTTAGGGTCGCGCATCAACGACGGGATTGCAAGGATTATCTCCCTGCAAGTGTCGAGGATTACAATTTCGCCCTTCTTGATGCAGTTATACATCAGCGATGCAGAACCAATGCGGTCCTGTGTCGCTCGTGTAACTGGCGGTAAGCCCACAAGTTTCAATGCTCGTGAGTACTCATTCGCAGGTGTGCGTTCGTCCATCTGTCTGTTGAACTTTTCGTGAGAAAAGTAAATTGCTTTGAGTGCGATTGGTTTTCCGTTTGGCAAGTGTGCTTTTGCTTTGATGATCGAGGCCAACTCGTCCATCGTCTTGCCGCCCGTTACAACAATCTCTTGAAAGCAAACAGTCTTGAGTCTGTAGTTGTCTCCAACTGAGTCCTTAACCAGCGCCTTCGTAAACAAATACGTGGCGTTGGCGTGCTGCATGCCCCAGTCTTCTCCGGCCCAGCACGGTTGCCAGTCTTGCCAGATGATAGCCTCGGGGTCTTCTCGTAAATTTATTACGTGGTACGAAGGGTCGAAGCAGTCGAAGTACTGTCCTTCTGCTACGCCGTCATACCCGTATAGAACTTTGTCCCGCTTCGCCTTCGGCATTGACATCAAACGTGTAACGATGCCAGGGTCACGTGCGAGCAGTTCTGGGTTATCAAAAACTGTCGAGCGTTGGTAGGCGTACTCGTCTGGGTCGTAAATCTTGCTCCACTCCCCAGATTCCTTAGTCCACCATGTTCCATCCACGGGATCGCGCTTGGCTTCCTCGCCTGGATTCCATGGTTCCTTCTGAACAAACAGCGTGCGGTAGTATTCATAGTGTGGACCCAACGGGTTCGTACACCCTACGATGGTTGGTATCGGGAGATTGTTGTGATCGTCCCGTTGGCAAGCTGGGTTGACGATGTTACGTTGGAACAGCATCATCCATGCATCCGGCGAGAACTGACCACATTCATCAACCAGAATAGCGGGGTAAGCCTGCCCTAGGTACTGCTCGATGTCTCGGTCTTTATTGTTCTGGCAGTGTCCGAAGACTACACGTGATCCATTTGTTAATGTAGCAACGTGCTTCGTGGAGTCGTAGGTGTATAGTTCCTTCGGCATGAAGGTGCGAAAATCTGCAATGGCTCCGTTCTCCAGTTCTTTAAAATTTCTTCTCAGAACTAGAAGGTTGCACCCTTCCCATTGTAGGCAATAGTGCATCACAAAAAACATGAGCCATCCGCAAGTTTTACCTGAGCGGATACCCCCAGTGCTGAGACACTGGCCTGCGGCGGGTTGCAGGTAGACTTTGCCATTACGCATGACGTTCCGCATCAACTCCGTCTGCTTCGGCTGGAATCTGAATATCTTGTCGAAATTCAGTGTTCCATCTGTGTTTAAATATGGCTTTGTCTCTACTGCATCTACGATTTTTCTTCGGGGCACTGAGTTGCCTCTATTTCTTTTTCTCGTTCGTGACTACACCTAGTACCTCTGCAAAGGATGGCTGCTTGGGTTTTACAACCGCTTGATCTGCATCCACAACTTTGGGGTTCATTAAGTCTGGTGACACCACGATGATTGTCTTCACAGGCTGAGTCGTAATCCTGTCTAAGTCTTGCTCTGATGACGCTTCTTTGCCCAGCGCACGTCTCATCACAATCTCGTACGCCTTCACCACCGCCATTGCTAACTTGGGGTCCGAGGTTTCGAGTTGCGAGATACGTAGGATGTTTCTAAAAGATACTTCGTGTTCTGTCATGCCCTCTTTATCTTTGTTGGGGCCATACAGAATCTTTCTTTCCTTACGGGTAAACTCTATGGTAGGGATAAGGGGCTTTGACTTCTTTACGAAGGTGCCCTTCTCGCTACGTATCATTTCCCTTAGTCCACCCTCTTTGGTTCTTACGATTACCAACGACGTGCCTTCAGGAGGGTTTTGTGGTAAAGGCTTAGGTTCTGAATCTGCCATTACTTTCCCCACTTTCTTAGATAAACTGCGGCAGCTTCACATAGTGTGGGACTTTCCTGTAGCATGCCTAGTGCTTGATTGCATGTACCGCAGAGAAGTTCTCTAGGAAGGTTTGTGAGGTGATCATGATCTGCATGTGGGGTTGCTTCAAAGGGTTTATTGCACAAAGCACAGCAGTTGTTCTGCTTCTCCCTAGTTTCCTCTACAGATTCTGGAGTCCATCCTAGTTTCTTCAACGCAGACTTGCGGGAGCGCTTTACTGATTTGGTACGAAATTCTGAATCGTTTTTGTAACGTTTCCTGCTTGCTTGCAATTGTTCTTCTTTGTTCTCAGAGTAATACTTCTTCATGTACTCTGAGTTTGGTTTACGCTTACCACGTTTTGCTTCATTCTTTAACTTCAAACACGCTATGCACGCCCCAATGTTATTCACATTGTCTGGCGTTCTTTCGTGTCCACGTTTGCAGTGTGTTTTCATTTTAACTCCTATATAGTTCGAACGGGGAGTGATATAGGCACTCCCCGCTCTGCACTGGGTAATTAGTCCAGCGATTCTTTAAAGTTTCTTAAAAGAGTTCACCACACCGTCAAATACATACTCGGCCTTGGTGACACCGTACTTCAAAAACAATTGCTCGACATACGTTGTATATTCCTTCGATTTGGCTTCAGCAATCTTGCTCAGACGCTGTATCTCCATCTGGCTTTTAAGGAATTCCAACTCTGCATTGCGGAGCACGAGTTGCTCCTCTGCTTTAATCTCCACAATCGCAGCCTTGATCTTCTCTTCAACCTTCGCCACAACTGCTGCTGCAACAGTCTCTACCTTGGCTTCAACTGCTTTCACTTCACCTTCAATTACGGTTTCGATTGACATTCTGAGTCTCCTGAGTTTTTTTATTTGATGCCTAGAAAATCGTTAGACCTTTTAAGACGGCACCTTTCTTAAAAATCCCTCTATCCGAAATCCTTAGTCTCTGCTCTTCAAAAGCAGGTCCATGATCATCGCGCTTCTTTGTGGCTACATGGCACATCTCGTGTGCCAGTGTTGCGAGTATTGCGGTATTTCCGGGGTTCTTACTCTTGCTAATTATGATGGTGTACTCATGCCGGTAGTGATCTTCAGCAAATGCCTCTGGAGCATCACGTTTGTCCGATGTCCACGCAAAATACTTTTCCTCAAACTTTTCTATTTCCAATTCACTGAGCCATCGCACGCACACGTTGTTTGGCAGTTCGTTGTTGAAGAACTTTTTGTTAATCTTTCTGTACCACCGCTTCAAGCGCTTATCGGATTGCACTGCATTCTCCATGCTCGCCGCGCAGTCTGCGTTTTCGAGCGTAGAAACGTAGAAAGCCCCAACTCAGTTAAGAGTTGAGGCTTGGGTCCGTAGTTACTCACTACGGAGATGTATTTGAAATGTTCCTGTTACCAGCCATGTTCGTGCATGGGCTTACGTAGTTCTGAGGGACAGGTTGCTCCTCTATACAACGTTCCCGAACTCGTAAAGGAGCTACCTTGTGAGGATCGGGTGTCGCTGTGCGTTGATGTTGGCCTAGGTGCAACGCTTACACCCTATGCGGTTTCCGTACCCCGCGCCGTAGTCTGCGGCGGAAGCAGAGCGGACTGTGCATCTCGGGCAGGTTGCGCCTGACATGAAGCGTAGCTTATGCGCCTCTCCGAGTTGCTATGCGTCCACTAGGGACGACTTTCCGACAAGCCTGACCGAACGCGCTGTGCGTCAATCGTTATATGCCTCCCCTTCCAGTTAAGGGTTAGGGGAAGTCAGGAAACGTGTCGAAACTTTACTGCCTACTTCATTCAGCGAATGATGTCGCTGTGGAGTCCCAACGGCAGTTTAAATCTGAAAGGGTTTATGTATATGAGGCAGCACCTATGAGAACAAAATCTGTGGGGACTTCCATTCTCTCTGCATTCAATAGGCCCACCACACTGCTCACATACGCCTTTGAACATTTTCATCGGCTTTGCATGCAACTTGGTGTGTGCTGGTTTACTCATGCCTTCTAAGTTCTTAGGATTATTGTCTCTTTTATGTGTGTTCTCGTGATGCACAGTCTCAGGAAGATGACCGTTCTTTTTCCAAAACACTAAACGATGCTCATAGCAGTATCTTCCTCTGTACTTCTTACCCGGATAGTTCTCCGGTGCAACAACCAACGTGTATGGTCCGTTCTTCATTTGTCCCTCCAAGGACGACTCAAGGAGGGTGTTGGAGCACCCTCCGAGTCTAGCCCATAGCCGCTAAGCCATGAGATTTTATCTTGTCCAGTTAGGCTGGATCACCCCGATTAACTTGGTGGGTATTGCGAGGGGCGCGTACGGCGTAGTCCCAGCCCAATGCTGGGTGCATGCCTCATTCTCTGCCATCAACCCATAACTTTGGGAATTATATACTTGACTTCCGTGGGCCATAAATCAGCCCCATTGCTCGGCGAATGCGGCGGCAATGCCGGGGTAAGTGATTGAACGCCGTTGCTGTCGGGTAAGACCGTTTTTGATTCCAGGAGATTCATAATGCACCCTCGGTACTCTTCCATCGACGATATTAGACGGCTGCAAGAGTGGAAGACCTTTCAACCAAATACATGTTCCCTTGGTTTCGCCGTGCCCGAACTGCCAAGGCTGAATAATCTGGTCTGGCTTGCGCCAGTGGCTCGACATCAAGCCGATAGGGTTCTCGATAGCGATCTTTGGGATGTCGGCGTTGGCGAACAGCATGAACAGGTCTATCGCTTGTATCTGCTCTGCCTGCTTATCCTTCCACCATCGAGCACCGCTAACGGCGAGACGAGTGCAAGGCGGAAAAGCGATCATCATGTCCCACTGGTAGGTATAGGGCAGCAAAGCATCCCAAGCGTCACCTACGATATGGAACTGGCTCCCATCCGCTGCCGGGAGAATATCGAGGGACCAAGCATCATGTCCCCGCTCACGAAAAGCGCGTCTGACCGCGCCAGAAAACTCACACGCTATCAGGATTTTCAAGTTTCTTCTCTTTCCGCTTCCGTTTCTTGGCTGCTTTGCTCTTCGGTTTTGGCTTATAGGCCAGTACCACATCGGTTATCCTGTCCAACACTTCGGGCGCTTCTTTCATGCTGTCAGCCTCTTGTAAGTCAAACGCTGTCCGTCAACTGCGGAGATGAACGAGTCCAACCGGTCCAAGGTGTGATTGGCCACGTTTCCAGCGTTAAGCCGGAAGGTGACTTCATTGACGTACCGCGCAACGTGCTTGGCGCTAACGTGGTGCCAGGTGGAACGTGCTGATTGTACTCTTGCTCATGAGTTAAAGATACTTGAGTTCCCCACGGAAGTCAAGTATATAATTCCCATAACTTTTACAGGTGTCTTTACCGCGCAGTTCACACCTATTTACATGTCCCCAGTCCGAACTGGTCCGGCGATGCGCGACATGCTTGCAATTTGCGAGGGCGCTCTATCCAACTGAGCTACACTTCAGCGCCACGCCCGTCACTAGGACTGTCTGCTATGGCGGCGTTACGAAGCGACAGGATTCGAACCTGTGGCCTCCCTCATCCCTACCTTGGAAACTTACCTACCCGGTTAGCTCTTCTGTCCGGCGTCAGGCATCGGTTCTCCCGAGGCTTAAACTTTTCCAAACCTGTAATGGTTCTTCTTTGCTGCTTCGAGTTCTGCTACGCACTCGTATCGCACTTCCGCTGAGATGTACTGCGTGGCTGCGAACTCTATAAGGTCTGCCATGCGCTGGTCGAACTTTCCTGATTTTTCTGCATCCCTCAACTCAAAGAGGGGTTCATCCTGTGGGATGTCATCAGACATAAAATCCTTAGTGAGCGGCGCGACTCCGTTGGCTTTAGGAGCCGCGCACTGCTCAGGTGCATCTTTGTCGTGTGCGTGTCTTTGGTTGCGCTAGACTGATGCAAGATTAAAGGGAAGGGCTGGTGTGGCACGATCCCTGTCACCAACAACTGTTGGCGTGGGTTATAAAGTCGATGGGCGGCGCGTTTGTTTCCGCGCCATTCCGTTAGAAACTAAAGCCCAATGTCTAGCCGAGGTCTCACTACCCTGAAAGGAGAAGACAGGGGAGACCTCGGCGTTTGCTGCGGCGTTGCACCGCGACTGAGGAACTTTTGCCGAATTTCGGCTACAGATCAAGTGTACACCCTCCCACCACCGTTGTCAAGGGAAATCGTTCTCAACTTGAGACAGTTTCTCTCCATCGTGGAGAGAAACTATTTCTTTGCGGGGATGCTTTCGTTTCTAACATACATTTGTTTGCTATGACTTAGGAGAGGAAGGTATCTCGTAAGTCGCGTTTGCAAAGGACTTAACGACGGTTTGACACCTTGGGATTCCCATGCTATTCTAATCCTGTACCCCTCCCCGGAAGGTATAGGATATACATAGCAGGGGTATTACTATGGTAATGAGAGCCCATTTATATCAACAAGATAGCTCATACCATGGGTTGCTAAGCTATTGAAAGGAAAGACTATTTATATGTTGATATCGGCAAAGGCTAGGGCACACCGTAGCAAACTGCGGCAGGCCCTGAACTTAGAGCTAAACGTATGGCTCCAGCGCGAGAAGGATATGGAGGTTGCGCATGACCTGAGCGCCGAGGTCCGTGCTGAGAAGACGGTTTTCGTTCGGCAGGAACAGGCGAAGCTGCGGAAGGCCCTCCGCGCCCTCGATAGGGGCTTCGGGCGGCAACGCGCATGGTCACAAGGAAAGTTGAACTACTGATCTGATCGCACTGTGCGATCACATTGTGCTACCAAGGAGGAGTATAATCGAAGCATGCCCGAACTTGCGCAACAACTGCGACCGCTCGACCTGAGCGCTCTGCAGCCTCATCTCAAGGTGACTGTGATTCACGATGAGGCAGGACTTCTGCTGTTGAAAGATTATATCGCACGCAAGAGAGCCGCTGGGGACTTTTCCATTGGTCTCGACACGGAAACTAATATGTGCGATGACTTTTGGTTTCGCCGCTGCCGCTTAATTCAAATTGGGGACCGTGATGAGCAGTTTGTCATCGACCTCCTTTCCTTCGCTGGGTCCAAGGATAGACTCATTGCTACGCAGGGAGAATACGGCGCGAACTGCGATGGCGTCTACGACAAAATCTTTGAAGTACTGACGCCTGTGCTGTGCTCACGTGAGTTCTTGAAGGTGGGACAGAACCTTTCATTCGAATACACCATCTTCTGGTGGAACTTCGGTGTGCGCATCTGGCACCTGTACTCTACAGACATGGCAGAGCGCGTGATTCAGGCCGGGACGATTGCACTGAAGAGGATGACCGAGTTCTCCATGGCAGCGATTGCTGCGCGTCACTTCCATTTGTTGGTTGATAAGAGCCTGCAAGAAACATTCGATCTGGAAACTCCGTTGACTCAGGGACAGATTGACTACGCTGCATTTGATACGCGCTTTCCACATGCAATTAGGCAGGCGCAAGTCAACTTCATGACTAGGGATCAACTACTCACTACAGCGCAGATTGAGAATGATGCCATAGGTACATTCACGGACATGCACCTGAACGGTCAGAACTTAGATGATGACCGTTGGATGCTGCGTATTCAGCACGTCATGGAGCAGCGCGTGGGTGATTTGCATACCCTCGATGAAGGCTTCCTTCCTATTGTTGGAAAGAAGAACGAACAGATTGATGAAGCGGAGATAGAACGCCGCTACAAACATTGGCAGGAAGACTTCCAATTTCCAACGCAGCTTGAAACTGACTTAGCATTGCAAAAGCGCTTGGAGAAAGACAAAGAGAAGAAAACTGCTATTGGGGCTCTCTTGAAGGCAGAAGCCGCGAAACGCGCCGTGGCGAAAGCCGATGCTCGTGCTACTCACTCAGAACTTAGCAAACTACGCACTGTATGGAAGAACAAGTTAGAGGACTGTGAAGGTGATGCGTATATCAACTACGACTCACGCGACCAGTTGCTCGCGGCTCTGCAGCAGATGCCTGGGATGAGGATCATAAAGGACACCACGGATGACACACTGCTGCGGTTCAACGACCGTCCGCTCATCCAGATTTTAAGAAGGTTCAAGAAGGGAAAGAAAGACACAGGAACTTATGGTGCACAATGGACACAGCGTTGGATCACGAAGGCTTTGGCCAAAGAAGGATGGCGTCATCCAGTTGATGGAAGGCTACATTGTGTGTTTTCACAACTTGAAGCCGAGACTGGTCGCACATCTTCATCAAAACCCAACGCACAGAACTTGCCTAAGGATGATGAGGTACGTGCGTGCTTCATTGCTAGTCCTGCAGACAAAAATGAGCCAGATGGGTACTCTATAGTCACTGTAGATATGGAAGGTTGTGAACTTAGGATCATAGCAGAACTAGCAGATGCACAATCATGGATTACAGCCTTTGCAAAAGGACAAGATGTCCACAGTGTGTCTACCGAGATTTTGTACCCTGAGAAATGGCCTGCCTTGAAGGAAGAAGGCTGTGCATACTATGCACTCAATGAAAGAGGAGAACCTCAACGAAAAAAATGCAAATGCAAAGGACACTCTGAACTACGAGGGCACACCAAGGCAACAAACTTCCTTCTTGCTTATGGAGGCGGTCCATCGGCCTTGGCTGACGCTCTTGGTGTTACGGTAGACACAGCTAAGGAACTAATGCAACTGCACGAGTCTAGGTTTCCTGATATTTGGTCTTACTTAGAGCGCAGTGGCAAACTCGCAAAGTCCATGCGAGAAGCCAGAGATATGTTTGGGCGACGTAGATCATTTCCAGTTCCTACAAGGGAGATGGCTAAGTTGTGGTGGCAAGATGAACACGAAGAAGATTTAGAACTGTCCGACGATGAAAAGAAAGCCAGCATCTTCAGGTTCAAATCTACACAGCTAAGAGAACCAAACAAAACAGAACTGCAGCAACTAACGCATAGGAACCCTACTGAAAAAGAAATTGACAGGGCTCTATATGCACTAGCTGGAAGCGTGGAACGACGTGGTAAAAATCACTGTATTCAAGGAACAAACGCGAGCCTAATTAAGAGGGCTATGGGCTGTGGGGCAGACAAGGATGGAAAGTTTTATCTTTGGCACACACTTCCACAATACAAAGCAAAGATAGTCAATATGGTCCACGACGAGTTGGTGCTTGAATGTCCAAAACGTTTTGGACAGGCAGTAGCTGAACTAGTAGAAGACGCCTTTGCCAGAGCAGCGGCAGAGGTAATGCACAAAGTAAAAATGACTGCGGACTATCACATAGCAGATCGGTGGATGAAGTGAAAAACTTTTACACATACATGTGGCTTAGGGAAAACGGCACACCGTACTATGTGGGTAAGGGAAAAGGACGAAGAGCGTTCACAAGTAATGGACACAATGTTCTTCGTCCTGAGTATGATGCACGTATTTTTATTCAGTATTGGGAATCCGAAGAAAAAGCGTTTGAAATGGAGATGTGGCTTATCTCTTTGTATGGACGTAAAGACAATGGTACAGGGGTTCTTAGGAACCTCACAGACGGTGGAGAGAACCCTCCTAGGATGTTAGGTAACACACATGCCAAAGGTAAGAAACATTCAGCCGAGGCTAATGCTAGGAAAAGTGAAAGAGGAAAACTTAGAAAACAGTCAATAGAAACCAGAGAAAAACTCAGTCGTATAAAGAAAGGAAAAACCAATGGGTTGGAAGGCAGGCCAAAGACTGAGGAAACTAAAAGGAAAATAAGAGAGGCGCACCTCGGAATGAAAGCATCTGAAGAATCTAGGAAGAAGATGAGTGAATCCGCAAAACATAGAAAGAAGAAACCATGTCCTATGTGAACTGTGCACTGTGCCCTTCCCAAGCATACTTGTATGGACATCATCACTACGCAGACGGGGATGCCTATGCAGAGTACCGTTGCTTATCAAAACACAAAACTTTTATAGAGGAGACTCATGGCGACGACCAAAGAAATAGCACTGATGCAAGAAGTAGCAGTTGAACTCGAACGCGCACAGCACTTGTTCAAACCAATTCACTCGCCGCACGAGGCGCTTGGCATTGTGCAGGAGGAGTTTGATGAGTTCAAAGAACAAGTCTATGCATTCAACATTGCAAAAGGACGGGACACTCGCCCAGAGATGAGAGAAGAGTTGATTCAGTTAGCCACCATGGCTCTGCGAACTATTCTCGATGCTCTGGAGTTTGACCCAAGGGAGAACCCCTACGAATGATCAACGCATATTGTGATGGCGCGGTGCGTGTCTCTAACCCCGGCGTGGCTTCCTGTGCGTGGGTCATGTACAATGGTAAAGGTGAGCACCTGCATAGCGAATCCTATTACCTTGGCCCAGAACTGCGAAGCAACAACTATGCAGAGTATGCTGGTCTCATCCACCTGCTCGAATGGTTGTACGAGCACCAGACACGCAACGTGGTGATCCACAGCGATAGTGCCTTGGTGGTGAACCAAGTCAACCAGAAATGGGACGTGAATAGCGACGAGTTACGCCCGCTCATGAGCAAGGCGTACGGATTGTTGGTTCAGGGAGCCCACGTGCTTAAGCATTGCAAAGGCCACGCAGGTAACATAGGAAATGAAAAAGCGGACAGGCTGTGCAACGAGGAGTTAGACAAGAGGAAAAACTATGAATCTAGCAAGAATTAGGATGTGGGTGCGTTGCAGTTGGCTAGCGTTCTGCCGCGACTACAAGGATGCCACCAGCGTTTGCTATTCGTGTGGGCGCTACGGGGCCTCGGTAGTGAGTCTTGTATACCCCAAGCGCCTGTGTAAGGCATGTGAGCAGTCTTTTCAACGCAGATATCATACAACTATGGGGGATGCCAAGTGAACGATCCTGTGCACAAAAAAGAGTACGACAAAGCACGATACCAGAGATTGAAAAAGAAAATTAACAAAGTTAAATCTGCATGCTTAAACCAAAAACTTTGAAGGGCTTGGTGCA